GAATCGCTTCGCGATGCGACCAGTTCATCTTCGAAGGAACCTGGCTACACGTTTCGGCCGATCCTCGCATGCGCGGCCAGGTGCTCTCGGCAACATTCACCAACGGCGTTCCGTCATATTCGGCGAGGGTTGCGTGATGGAACACCCGACTGACATGCAGCACGAGATTTTCAAGCTCTGCACGGCGATCATCCTGCTGACGATGATCATTGAAGCGTGCGCTCTGTTCATCGGCCCTCGATCCGGTGTGCCGGACATCATGATCGGCCGCATTCTAGGGTGGTTCGAAAGCCTTTCGACCTTGGCCGCATCCTACTGGCTATCCACGTCGCACAGCAGCGCAATCAAGAACGGGCTCGTCAGCAAGGTGGCCGACCAGCAGCGGAGCAAGCAACCATGAACCCGCTCGTCATCCTGTTGATTCTCGGGGCCGCGTTCGGATCTGGCGCCTACGTCGGTTACGAGTGGCTCGACGGCCGTATCGCGAAGGAACAGCGCGCGGCGGCCAAGGCCGCTGGCGAAGAACGCGATCGACTGGCCGATGTCGTGCAGGCGATCGGCAAAGAGGCCGCGAAGGATGCGGCGATCCGCGCGAACGAGCGCATCACATGGCAGCAAAGACTCAAGGAGGCCCAAAATGCTGGAAATCTGGTGTCAGTCGTATGCCCAAACGAACCCGTCGGCGATCGAGCGGGCGGTGATCAGGCTGCTGGCGTGGTCGGCTCTTGTGCTTTTACTGGCGAGTTCGTTCGGCTGTGGGACGACGCCATGCTCGGACACCAGCCAGCGCCGGCCGATCCCGCCGGAGTGGATGACGGACCCGGACGAACCGGTGCCACTGCGGAAGACGCCCTCGAAAACGTCGACGCGAACGGTGGTCGGTGGGCCAAGTGCCGATCAATCCTCAAACAGTGGCAGCAGTACGGCCGCGAAGCAGGGTGGGTGAAGTGATGCCGGAATCTCTGCGCCAACGAATCGAGAACGCCATCGTTCAGGCCCAGGACGAGGCGCAGCGCGTCATGCTAATGCTGATGTTGTCGATGTTCGACACGACGGATGACACGCGCAACCGCGTTTCCGATGTGAGCGCGACGCTCGACAAGTTTGTTGGCGATTTCGTTCGCCACGACAAATGGGAGCGAGAGTGGCGCGAAGCGCATTTCAAAGGTATCGGACCTGACGATCATGTCGACCAACATGGAGTCGTGAAACAGATCGTCATCGAGCGCCGACAAAGCGCTGAGGTCATTCACGAAGCAAAGAAAGGTTTCGCCGGCCAGGTCGGAAAGACGGCTGCGATTGCCGTGTTCAGCTTGATCACAGGCGCCGTCGGCGCGCTTAAGCTGTTCGGGGGCGGTTGATGGCATCGAAAACGACCAAGCCGCCGAGAAAGAAAACCGGGACCAGCGTTGCGCGGGTATCGGTTGAGCAGCGAAAAACGCTGTTCGTCGAAGCGTTCATTCAGAACGGCGGCAACGCGACACAAGCGGCCATCAGAGCGGGATACAGCAAGATCGCGGCCCACAATCAAGGGTCGCAAATGCTGAAACGCCCGGACGTGGCCGCTGCGATCAAGGCCCGGTCGGACAAGCTCGCGAAACAATACTCGCTGACGACCGACGACGTGATTCGCTCGATCAGCCAGGAAATGCACTTCGACCCGGCGCGACTCTTCAACGATGACGGATCGCTGAAAAAGGTCACGGAACTCGATTTGGATACGCGCATGGCGCTCACGTCGATCGAGTGCGAGCAGATCCTCGGCAAAGACGGCAAGTCGCGCGTGACCGTCAGCAAATACAAGTGGGGAGCCAAGCACCAGGCGCGCGAGCAGGCGATGAAGCACCTGGGCATGTTCGAAGCCGATAACTTGCAGAAAGGGCCGCTCTCCGACATTCCGCGCGAGCTTCTGCGCGCTATGGTTGAGCGCTTGAGGCAAATGAATGGCAGCGCTCGATAATCTCAACTGGCTCGATTCGCTGCCCGACGAGGCAAAAAAGGCGCTTCTGATTGAAGCGCAGGCCGAACTCAACCGCGAAAAGATCGCGGACTATCGACCGTACCAGAAGCAGAAGGATTTTCACGCGCTCGGAAAGATCAAGCGCGAACGGCTGTTGCGCGCGGGCAACCAGAACGGGAAAAGTTTCTGCGTTGGATCCGAGGCCGCATATCACCTGACCGGCGAATATCCAGACTGGTGGCAAGGCCGTCGATGGGACCGGCCGACCGTTGTTTGGGCGTCCGGCGAGACAGGCGAAGCTACACGAGATAACCCGCAACGGGTGCTGATCGGTCTACCGAAAGAAGAAGGAACCGGCGCAATCCCTGCGCGCTGCCTGGGCGAGTACGGCAAGGCCAGCGGCGTCGCCGACCTGTACGACTATTTCAAGGTCAGGCACGTTTCCGGTGGTTGGTCGATGCTGCGCTTCAAGTATTACGCGCAGGGCGCCGCGAAGTGGCAAGGCCCGCCGGTGGATTTCGTTTGGTTTGACGAGGAACCGCCGGAAGACATCTACGACGAGGGTTTGGCGCGCACGATCGCCACCGGCGGTATGGCAGCGATGAGCTTTACCCCGCTCAAGGGCATGTCGGCCGTTGTGATGCGCTTCCTCGGCGACAACGCGACCGAAGACCGCGCCGATGTGAATATGACCATCGAGGACGCAGAGCACATTTCGCCGGCCGAGCGGGCGCGAATCATAGCCAGCTTCCCCGCGCACCAGCGCGAAGCCCGGGCAAAGGGCATTCCGACCTTGGGTAGCGGCGCAATCTTTCCGGTGGCCGAGGAATCCATCACTGTCGAGCCGTTTTCCATTCCGAAGCACTGGCCGCGCATTTGCGGACTGGACTTTGGTTGGGATCACCCGACCGCCGCGGCGTGGATCGCTTGGGATCGAGACACTGACACCCTGTATGTCTACGACGCCTACCGAGTTGCCGAGCAGCCAATACCGATTCATGCGGCAGCAATCCGAGCCAAAGGCAAATGGATCCCCGTCGCCTGGCCGCATGACGGCTGGCAGACCGAAAAGGGTTCCGGCGTGCAGCTTGCCGAGCAGTACAAGGCGTGCGACGTGGAAATGCTGGACGAGCATGCGCAGTTCGAGGAAACAGGCCAAGACTCCGAGACACAGCAGAGTTTGATTAGCGTCGAAGCCGGGCTTCAAGAAATGCTCACGCGAATGGAGACTGGCCGATGGAAAGTTTTCAGCCACTTGAAGGACTGGTTCGCCGAGTTTCGCCTGTATCACCGCGACAACGGGAAGATCGTGAAGCTGTTTGACGATCTGCTGTCCGCTTCACGCTACGCAATGATGATGCTGCGCCATGCCATCGTTGAGCCGACAAGACAAACCAGCGCCCCGCGCCCGCCTCCTGAATGGCGCGCCTGCTGATCCACCAAGGGAATGCCCAACATGCAAACGATGATGACACCGAATACCGCGGCGCGCGAAGAGGCCAAGAAGGGCGGATCCGCGGATGATGGCCTGACCCTGGCCGAGTTCACGCAGTGGATGAACGAGCTCGCGGAGCAGCCAGCGTGGCGTGCCCGGGCTGATCGCGAAATGGACTACTGCGACGGCAACCAGCTTGACTCCGTGATCATGCAGAAAATGCGGGATATCGGCATGCCGCCCGCGATCGAGCCGCTGATGGGGCCGACGATCGATGCCGTGCTCGGCATGGAGGTCAAGAACCGCACCGACTGGCGCGTTGTTCCCGATGGCGACAAGGCGGGCGACGAGGTCGCCGAAGCACTGAACTTCAAACTGAACCAGGCCGAGCGCCGGAGCTTTGCCGACAAGGCGTGCAGTGATGCGTTTGACCCGCAGATCAAGGTCGGCATGGGGTGGGTCGAGGTCACGCGCGACGAGGATCCGTTCAACTACCCCTATCGCTGCTGCGCCGTCCATCGCAATGAGATGTGGTGGGATTGGCTTTCCAAGCCCGACCTGAGCAATGCGCGCTATCTGATCCGCCGGAAATGGACGGATCGCAAGATCGCCGCGCTCAAGTTTCCCGACAAGGCCGAACTGATCGAGCATTCGGGCAGCAGTTGGCTCGGCATTGACCCGGGCGTGCTGTCGCTGGATGGCGGATCGAGCACCGACCTGGCAATGTCGTGGTCGATGGAGCGGGGCTGGTCGATCGAGGAACAGGAGTGGCGCGATACCAACAACAAGCGCGTGTGCCTGTTCGAAGTCTGGTATCGCCGGTGGGAGCGCGTGCTGGTGCTCAAGTCACCCGATGGGCGCGTCGTCGAGTACAACCCGAAGAACGAAATGCACGTTCATGCGGTGGCGACCGGGCTCATTACTCCGGTCTATGCGATCGTCGGCAAGGTCCGGCAAAGCTGGTGG